ACTGCATCTAGTGCAAGTGGAGTATATGGTATTCGTCTTGCAGGAGCAGCGTCAAGCACGATGAGTGTATCAGTTGATGGACAGATTACACAAACGATAGGAATAGGATCAACTGCAGTTGGAAAGATTATATCATATGATCCTGTTACTAAATTCCTTAGATATTGGCAAGACAGATCCCTTGCTACAAATAGTTCTTCGGGTTCAATTCCCACCTTCGGTTATCGTCTAAATAGGTTCACGAGCACTCCTTCAACAGGAGGTTCTATCAACGTTGTTGTGACAACAACCACAGGAACAGAGACTGTAGGAATTGAAACCACATTCACAGGTGTATCCACATCAGTGAATTCTAAAACATATTATTTTGGACAATCCATCAATAGCGGTCTTGCTTTCCCAGAGATAGAAAAATACTCCGGTGATATCATTTACATTGATAATCGACCAGAGGTGACAAGAGCACCAAATCAAAGAGAAGATATTAAAATCGTCTTAGAATTCTAAAGATGCCACAGAACACCAACCTAAACGTCAATCCATATTTTGATGATTTCGATAAGAATAAGAATTTTAACAAAGTCTTATTCAAACCCGGAACTCCAGTTCAAGCAAGGGAACTGACAACTTTACAATCAATCTTACAAGATCAGATTGAGAAATTTGGACAGCATATGTTCAAAGAGGGATCGATTGTGATACCCGGAACAACAAATTATGATGATCAATACTATGCTGTAAAATTAGAGTCTACATTTTTTGGTGTTCCTGTAGAGTCATATTTTGACAAATTAATTGGATTAGAAATAAAAGGTAAATCATCTGGTGTAACTGCTGTTGTTAAGAGTGTTTTGAAGGCATCAAAGTCCGTCCAAAATGCTACAACGATATATGTAAAATATAGAGCATCAAGCGAAAAAGATCAAACAACACAAGTTTTTGAAGACGGAGAAAATCTTGTAACTTTATCTGATTTTACCTTTGGTAGCACCACAACTACTGCAGGATCTGATTTTGCAACTTGCATCTTGAGTAATGCAACATTGACAGGATCAGCATTTACTGTAACCGAGGGAGTATTTTTCGCTCGCGGTGCTTTTGTGCAGGTAGAAACAGAAACAATAATATTAGATCAGTATAACAACACTCCATCATATAGAGTAGGTTTTCAAGTTATTGAAGAAGTTGTAACTGCTGTAGAGGATGAATCATTATACGACAATGCTGCTGGATTTAGTAACTATACAGCACCCGGTGCTGATAGATTCAAAATAAGTTTAAGATTAATCAAGAAAGCAATAGATAATTTCCAAGATGAAAACTTTATTGAACTATTCAGAACTAATAAAGGTGAAGTAAAAGAAATTGTAACTAAGACCACATATAATAAAATAGCAGACGAACTTGCTAGGAGAACACATGATGAGAGTGGTGATTATTTTACAGTGCCATTTTCAATTGAAGCTAAAGAAATTCTAAACGATAGGTATTCACAATTTGGAGTCTTCTACCCAGAAGAACTTACTGACGATCTTAATTCTCCATCTAAAGATCTTGTAGGTATAAAGATTGGACCCGGAAAAGCATATGTTAAAGGATATGAGGTAGAGACACATGGAGCACAATTTGTAGATGCTAAAAAACCAAGAGAAACAGAATTAATTGAATCCTCTACTATTCCATTTCAAGCAGGAAATATTATAAGACTTAATAATGTGTACGGAGGTGCTAGTGTTGGTATAGCGACAACAGGATATCTTGATCTTAGAAGTGATAGATTAGGTACTGACAGAGATGAACCTGCAGGGCAATCAATCGGTAGAGCAAGAGTTTATGATTTCAAACTATCTGCTGCAGGGTATCAAAATGCTTCATCTAGTTTTGATCTATTCTTATGGGATATAGAGACAGATACAGAAATTACTCTGAATAATACACTATCAATATCACCACCTGCTCTGATAGAAGGTAAGAGATCTGGTGCGAGAGGATTCTTAAGATCTCAGACAGGAAATATATTAACCTTACATCAAACAGCAGGTCAATTTATTCAAGATGAAGCGATTACTGTTGACGGTATTGATAATGGTAGAATTATTACAAAGGTCACAGAGTTTAGTATAAATGATATTCACTCTATTAGACAAGAAGTTGGTGTTCAAACATTTAGTGGTGACACGATCTTAGAACCTAGACTTAATTTTGGTGGACAGTCATTCAATTTCAGTGCTACTTCAGGTGGTAAGTCAACTGTAACATCAACATCTAATTCATGGACAGTTGGAATAAAAACAGGTGATATTTTTCAATACAACAGTTCCGGCACTAAACTAAACAGAGTCAAAACTATATCTCCTACAGGCACCAGTGTTGAAGTAGAAGCAGTTGCAGACGTATCTGGTGTGTGCAGTGGATCTTTACCGGGTGCAATCAGTGTGTCTGGACTATCAGTAGTATCTCCAAAAATAAGAAATCATGAAAGAGCATTCTTATTTGCAGATATGCCTGACAGAAATATAGAATCTGTTGATCTTACACGCTCAGACATATTTGTAAGAGGTGAACTTAGAGGAAGATCATCAGATTCATTAGGACAATTGGATCTACCTACTCTAAATGGTACAGATTTTGTATATGCACCATTTGACGAGGAAAGATATACATTAATATATGAAGACGGTACTATCGAACCTCTTTCTAATGATCAGTTTGAAGTAACTGGTGGTGGTAAGAGTGCAACATTGAGTGGATTATCTGCGAGCAAGAATAATATTGTTATTCATGTTACAAAGCAAAAGGTAAAGGTTGTAGCGAAAGATAAAGACTTGAAACGTTGTGAAAGTATAGTTGTAAGTGGTTCAAAATATACTTATTCAGGTGTATCAACTTCTATAGGTGATGGACTAACTTACAGTGCTGCATATGGTAAAAGAGTTCAAGATAAAGAAATATCTTTAGATACTTGTGACGTCGTAAGAATTCGTGCAGTATATGAATCCTCATCTAATGCTGATCCAACAATACCAACACTTACATTTACAGGTTTAGATGGACCTAATTCTGATAATTCAGATCTTATTAAGGGTGAACATGTTATAGGAAAAGTTTCAGGTGCATCTGCATTAATTTTAGGTATAACTGGTACACAATCTGCATTTGTCAAGAGCACTAATGAAGGCAACTTTATAGAGGGTGAAGAAATTACATTTACCGAGAGTAAAGTTGGTGGTAAGGTAAACTATGCAACATTAGGTGATAAAGAGATAAGTGGAAACTTTATATTAGATAGCGGTCAGAGATTAGAAATGTATGACTTCGGTAGATTGATAAGAAGACAAAATTCTCCTGAACCATCAAATAGAATAAAAGTATTCTTTGATAAATTTGTAATAAATTCTGAAGATAGCGGAGACCTTATAACAGCAAGTAGTTATGGTGCAGACATATATGATATTGTTCCAACTTTTATTTGTAGGATAGACGGATTAGAAAGAAGAAACACTGATGCTGTTGATATTAGACCAAGAGTAGCAGACTATTCTGGTTCATTATCACCATTTGAGTGGAGTTCAAGAAATTTTGGAGGAAGTGGTCAATCTGTCCCTAATGTTCTTGTATCTAACGAAAATATCACATTTGATTATAAACGTTACATGGGAAGAGTAGATAGACTTTTCTTAAATCCTGATTCTACTTTCACACTTGTTGAAGGGCAATCTGCTATGGACCCTCAACTACCTGAAGAAATAGATGGTTCATTTGAATTAGCAGAGATCACATATGCCCCATATGTCTATAATGTGAATAGAGATATTGAAATAGAAACAAAAATGAATAGAAGATACACCATGAGAGATATTGGTGCTATCGAGAAGAGAATAGAAAATGTTGAATTTGCAACTTCATTATCGTTGTTAGAAGCAAAAACTGAAGCATTGACAGTAACAGATCCAGACACAGGATTGAATGCTTTCAAGACTGGATTTGCGGTAGATAATTTTAGTACATTCAATTTAGCAGACACCACCATACCAGAACTAAAATATGATCTAGAAGCAGGCACTGCTGTGGCAAGAAAGAGGTATGATGCTATTGATTTACTCGTTGGATCTGAGTCATTAATTGGTTTATCTGGTGTGCCAAACAATGCAGTTGATCTTAGATATGCAACTGACTTAGGTTCTCAGAACGTAACTAAAAAAGGATCTAATGTCCTTCTAAATTATACAGAGGTTGTTGAATTTGATCAACCATTTGCAAGTAGAGTTGAAAACATCAACCCATATGATGTTGTCACATGGAAAGGAAACTTAAAAATAAATCCAAAAGAAGATGTATGGGTAGAAAGAGAATTTGAAAGTGAAGATGGTGGATTCGGTGTTACAGAAGTTATTACAGAAACTGAATCAATACCTAATCTTAGATCACAGAACATTGAATTTACTGGATATAGACTAAAACCCGGAACCAAGTATTATAGTTCGTTCTCTAGAG